TAAGATAGACGTGCCCATTCCATTACCGCTTGTGCTCCTGATGGAGTGATTGGGTCGTAAAGAGTCATTGACATATCTTGCCATTCTCTCTTTCCTCTAATTTTTCGGTAAGAGTTAATATGATCAAGTTTAATCACGTTATCTGTAAATGATGGTGCTTTCACATTCTTTACTAAGAAAGAAGGTATTCCGTCCATGTACATTACAAATCTGTTTTGTACTTTAGGCTCGAAAGCTCTAAACATTATCTCATTGGGATCTAATACTGCCATGTTGTATTTGCTTTATTATAAATATCTTAAATTTTAATTATGCTCCGAAAGTAGCTCCTGATGGTTCTACTACGAAATCTAGTACTATAAATTCTGCTGTCTTAGCTGGTTGAATAAATATTTGTCCAACCAATTGGTTTCTATCAATTACATCAGCAGTGTTATTAGTATCATCCATTACTACTCTGTATGCATAAAGACCTTGTCTCTGTGTTACTGATTCTAAGTAAGGGTTAACTGTAGATAAGAATTTATTTCTTGTAGTGATTGTATTTTGTTCAAATACTAGTCCTTGAGAAACTCCTCCGATAAACTTCTTAAGATCAATTAATAATCTCCTAACGTTTACTCTATCTAAAGCAGAAGCTTTAGTTTGTAATGTTTTTTGTCCAAATACTGCTAAACCTGTTCCAGGGAAAGTAGCGATTGGATTAACCTTACCGTTATATAGAGTATCTCTATCTGTTCTAGTTAATTTTCTCTCTGCTTGTATCACCCCAACTAATCCTCCTCTAACTAATCCGGCTGGTGCGAACCATGGTGCTGAAGCTCCGTCAGTAAAAGCATAAATTCCTGGAATAACAACTGAAGCTGGTACCCATACATTTTTGCCTGTAGCAGATTGAACTTGTAACCAAGGCCAGTAAGTAGCCCCATAGGAACTATTCATTCCTGTTGCTTGTGTTTTAGCTGCTCCCACTGTAGAACCGTATTCTACTGTGTCTACTACTGCGATTGCATCTCCTCTATTCTCTACTAGAGATAAGATACTATCTATCTGTGCAGAATGAAGGTTTTTAATTAATCCTGGTGCTGAAATAATATTAAATTGATAATCATCGGCATTACTTAATAATGTGATAACTTTAGTATAGTCCGTGGCTGCAAGACCTTGTGTGTTTACATTACTAATGTTACCGTATAATTTAGCTGTGGTTGAAATCTCTCCAACTCCGCCGTAGAATGATCCTTTTCCTGCTGATGGTAGTTTATCTGCATTTTCAGGTGTATAAGTTACTCCGTCATTTGCTAAGTAATTAAGTATCTTGTGCGGTACAGAAGCTACTCTTATGAAGTTAGATTGATTAATATATTCTCCTACTTGAAGTATAGCTGTTCCGTCTGCTGTTATTGCAGAAGATTGGTTACCAATTACTTTCTCGATGTAGTTAGTTGAATTAGCATCTAAAGATAAGTTGTTGAATGTCTCTAATACTATTTTACTGTTTGTATTATCATCTCCTCTACGGACAGATAGTGTGAATGTTCCTTGTGTTGGTTCTACGTTTGAGATTTCCCATCTTAGGTTATCTGCTGAACCTGACGTTAATGATCCGTCTGCAAGTTCATCGCCCGCTTGTAAAGAAGCAGATGAAGCATTATAAATTGCACCTTTACCTAAAGTACCTAAAGTGAAAGGTTCTGTTCCTGCTGAGGAAGAGATAAATGTAGATGATGCATTAGTCCAGTTTGTAGCTATTGATACTACTCTTGTTACAAGACAGGTATTACCCCCTTGTTCAAAGTAGCTTTTAACAGCTAATGAGGTTAAGAACTCTTCTTTAGAGGATCCTAATTCGAATGTTACTCCAAACTTCCTTGTAAAGTCATTATAAGATGTAACAATAGTGGGTACTTCTACCGGTCCTTTTACTGTAGGGCCAAGGATTACTGCTCCGGCTTCTATTGAAGCTGGTTGGATAAATGAAATATCATTTTCTCTTTGGAATACACCTGGGGAGATTATTGATTCTGCCATGTTAGGTTAAGTTTGTTTTTGTGTCTATTATAAATATAAGTAGAAAATCGAAACCAAGTTTAAATTAAACGGGCTTCAACTACATATATAAATAGACTAAAACTTATTAAACATCTTTACTGTAGGGGAGTAAACTCACCTGTATCTATATTAACATTTCCTCTACCGTAAGTCTGTTCCAGTACTTTGGCTATCTCTTTTTCTTTATTAATATTTTCTGAGTAGAATACTTCTATTTGGGTTTCTCTTAGTTTAATATTGAGCTTAATTTGTCCTACAGCAGCTAACTCCTCTTTTAAGAGTGCTTGCCTCTGTTGGAGTTCATTTAAGAGTTCTAGGTGTTCCTGTGTTAATTTTACTGTTTTTGCCATAACTTTTATTTATTTATACGTGTATTACCGTAATGTATTACTTTATTAATGTCGGATGTATATGCTCTCCATGGATCTACGATGATAGAGCCTTTTGGGTAGTTGTAATCGTGAAATTTTCCCATATGCCCTAATAGAAATACGGCAGGTTTTTCTGTTTGAATATCAAATTGAGGGATGTAACCTTGTTTTTCACAAAAGTGACCTGTTAATATAGTAGTTGAACCGTCTTTAAACTTAACATCCGGTTTATAAGATTCCCCCAGTATGACGATAGGCAGTAAATTTTCTTTTGCGTGCTTAACTAAAGTATTAGCTAGGTTCCTAGCCTGTTTCTCTCTAGCATTCATAATAGCATCAAATAAATCGTAACCTAAATCTAATTCTTCTGCCATATAACGTAAAGCAATATTATCTCTTGGGTGACATCCCCCTCCGTCCCCCATCCCTGCTGTCATGTAGGCTTTCCCAATTATTCGCTGGGTAGATCTTTCTAGTGCTCCGGTTACTATATCTACATTTATATTACCTCCTTTTTCTGCAACATCTTGAATCATATTAACAAGAGCTACTTTAGTAGATATAAATGTATTATAAAATATTTTTATTGCTTCTGCTTCATCCCAAGTTCCTACTTCATATCGTGTACCTTCTGTGATAAACGTATAATAAAAGTCAAGTAGTATCTTAGCATCACCGGTCATAGAACCGTCTTTAGTACCGATAATAACCATCTCAGGATTAATCATATCCCATTTTACTGTCCCCATAGCTATTAAATATGGGTTGTATATAAACCTACCGTTTGGTATAAGGTCTATAAACTCTCTTCTAATAGTCCCTGGTAATACTGTTGAAATTAAAATTACTAGTTGTTCTTTAGTGACATGTTTATTTACTTCAGTTAGTACGTCCTTAACAATCTGGTAGTGAAAATCCTTATTAGGTAAATGTGCTGTTGGGTATCGGCCATCGTAAGCCGGGTTATGAGGTGTTGGTACAGCTACAAAGATGAGTTCTCTGTCTTCACAAGCATCCTTAATGGTCGGAACCATTTCAAAATTTTCAGGCTGTATGGGATTAATATCGTAACCTATTACATTGTGTTTTTCTGCCATTACTTCGGCAGCGTCTTTTCCGAGTTTTCCAACTCCTATAAAACCTATTTTCATATTGACTTGTTTTTATCTTTATATATATATATAGTTTTACTGCTTTTACTTTTTTTTACTTAATAAAAACCCTTTACGTAATTATTAACCATAGTTATAGCTGTATGAGAGGGGTCTTGGGCGAGTGTTATTGCTAATTTTCTATTAAACTCTACTTTATTTTTTAAAATTAATAATATTTCTTCTAATGAATACCTCAATGCAATTCTTTTGAGCTCTAGACATAAAGCCTTAGCTCTCTCTTCTGTCCCCTCTATCTGGTCAAAACTATAATCAATAACTTCATCGTACAGTTGAAATCCTAGTTCAGCTAAGGATGTACTAATTTTAGGAGCTCCAAATATAAGAAAAGGCTTTCCTAATAAAATTGGTTTGAAAGTTTTTTCAGTAAAAAAAGCTGTTTCAATCGTAGTTTCTACCACTAGATCAAAAACAGAAGTAAAGTATTGCAATTCCGGTTTACTATAAGCGTCATCTTCAAGCCATTCTCCCTTCTGTATTATTATTTTTTCATGCCAGTGCTTAAAATTGTACTTACCTTCAGTTAATTTATTCCAAGTAAATTTACCATATTCACTCAAACGTTTATTTACTATTTCATCTACTAATATACATCTATGTGTATGGGGCCTATTAATTAGAGCATAAAATAAATGCGTCGGCTTATTATACTCATTTGTGTAAGGTAGCGTATTGTAAACTATACCGCAAAAAGTTAAGGGGTAAGTTAAAAAATTAAAATCCGGTAATATGTCTAAAGGTTTTTTATGAGCTGGGTATGTATGTATATTACAGCTACCTAGTATTATGTAAGATTCTATACTATTGGTCTTAATGTATTGATTTAATTTAACTAGCTCTTTTTTATTGTTAAAACTTCCTGGTGGTTCGTATTCTGACGAACAGTCTAAAATGAATCTAATAGGTTTATGATTCTCCATAAAGGAAATCAATTCATCAACTGTGTACCATGCCCATACGTGAGCATAAAGTGTCTGTGTACTCTTTGTATAAATCATTGTATTAAATTAGAATTACTATTCCTTAACTTTTCCAACTCCTATAAAACCTATTTTCATAGTAACTCATTTTTATAATTATAAATATTCTGATTAAAGCTTAACAAATTGAAATAATCTAAAGATTCTTGTTTTGGTTCTAATAAAAATACACTATAATTATGTACCAAAGTATCTTCCATAGCAGTAGTCATTGTATAGAGTTCATCAGGAGTTAATTTACTCAGTCTCTTTAATACTTTTTCTATTTTTAATACTCTATCTACTAATTTATCTTCCTCATCATAGCTTTCATCCCACCATCTGTCAAAAGTCTTATACCCAAGTGTTTTTAGTTCCTTTAGTGAGTTCTTACTACTTAGAAGTATAAAAGGCTGAAGCATATATATCGGTTTGAATATCTTTTCTGAGAAAAATATAGTATTATTTTCTGTAAGTGTTTCTGTGACTATATTTAAAAAGGTAGATTTGTGAAAATCTAAATTTACATCGTTTGCTTTGTTCGTATCTTTCGAGTTATCGAGAACATGTTTACGTTCTTCCCAGTTGTATGAATTAATAAAATTCTGTAAACGGAGCGGTATTTCTTCATTTTCATATGATAGGAGCAACCAGCTGGGTAAGTCTTGTTCTATTTCTGGGTGTCGCTTCAAGTACTTGGTTTTACTATTGGGACAGTTTTCACCAGATCCTATAGAAAGTATAGTCTTACTATTTAAGTCCTCGTTTGATGCTATTATTGCAAACATCAGCATTCTACTTGTTCTAGGTACTCTGTTTAAACATAGAAAGTGTTTTACTTTTCTTACTTCTCTATTGTTAGTCAGAACTTTACTAAAGTGTTTAAGGGTGTCCTTTCCTTGTGGGGAGTTACTATCGCCGTTATATATAAACCAAGGGAAATCTTGAAAGTAAGAGTATTTTAATATACTTACTCTTGGATCTCTTTCACTGCTTAAGTAATGCAGGTAAGACTTCGCTAGTTTTCTATTACCGTGTGCTAAAAAAAAGTTAGTAAAATTTAATTTATTTTTTATAGCAAATGTTTCTAACCATTCAAAAAATGTAGTACCTGCTTGATACCCTTCAGTATTAAACATTATAACTACTCTACATAGTCCGTTATTACATGCTTCTACTACTTTACTGTTTAGGTTGGGGGGATCTTTCAGGAAAAGCGATGGATCAAGACATAGGATTGGGTAAATAAACTTTATGTTATGTTCAATAAAATAAAGCAGATTATAAACAATTGATCCTATTGGATCCTGATAAATAAAGTTATTATTATAAGAATCTACACCGTAAAAGATTTTTCCGCTGTAACTCTCTAATAAATAATTACTGTACGACATACTTATAAAGATTTTAAGTTAGGGTTAATATTTTTCTCATATTTAAAGTAATCTCTAATCCGTATATAAGAATATTTAGGTCCGGTTCCTGCTTTTCCTAAGTTTAGATATTTATCGTAGTGTTGCCCTAACCACATGTTCCAGCAGGGGTATCCGTACTGGGTGTAGCTGCAGCCGGAAGTAATTAGTATATTCATAATGCTCTTATTATTTGTCTAAGAAATATTCATTCCATTCTGGTAAGTAATCTCCTATCTTTACGTTTCTCTGCTTATCCATTATATTTATAAAAGAATAAAACCTATCTATGTCTTTTTGTCTAGTTTCTCTAAATAATTCTAATTTTAATTTTTCGGCTTCGTAAGGTACTAATTCATCTATATTATTAACAATTCCTGTTTTCATTTCTTCAGGAATTAGACTAACATGTAAATGATCTGGGTATTGTACATAATTATATGCTATTATAAGTCCATGGTCTTTAGTAAACTTTCTAAAGTTATTTAGGTTATACACATTTAGTGCACTCACAGTCTGGCACATTTCTAAATCAAAAATATCTCTATACTTTAATATTTTATCCAGTGCTTTCATTATAACAGTCCAATCTGAAGGGTATCTAACGTAGTGGTTTCTTTCTCCTAAGTCGTCAATTGAGAGATGTATCCTTACTTTACCGAAATGTTTCCATAGTTCAATAAAGTAATCAGGGAACTGGGTACAATTTAAGCTGTAGTGTAAATTAATACTTTTACTTGTACCGTCATTAATAAACTTTTTTAAAAAGTAACCGTGCTCCTTTATTAAGGTTGGTTCACCTCCATTAATCCATACTTCTTCTAATCCATCACACTTGCTATACAGCTCATCATAAAAATTTGTATCCCTAAACCATTCAGTTTTGATTTCGTTCTTGAAGTAATCTTTTTCAAATTCTGTACCTTTAAATGCTCCTATATCTTGATGCCACCTATTAGATGAAAATGGATTACAGGTAGTACACTTAAGGTTACATACAGTACCCAGTCTTAATTCTACATATTTGTAGTTAACTCTCTTTAAAGAACCATCAGGATTAACATTCTTAAAGCATTCATTAATCAAATGCGAGAATTTAAGATTAGATTCCATTCGTTTAGAATGTACGTTGTTGTCGTCATACTTATAACAGGATTTACAAACAGATGGAAATTCATTATTAATCATTTGCTTCCTTACTTCTTTAAACTTTTTAGAATTAGCTATATCATCTAAGCTATCCTTTGAAAGGAATAAATGTACATCATCATGTTGTTCAACAGCGGCAGTTGATACTCCATCTTTCATATCCGTAACACAACATGGGGTTACAGTACCTATTGGGTGAGTAGCTAGATGTATAAAGGGTAGTACACAAAATGCTCTTTTTTTATATCCTTCTCCTGGTACCATTATATAATCTCTATTGAGTTCCACCACTCTAAAACGCCTGGGTGTTTGGCGTATATTTTTTCTATGTCTCCTTCATTTTTTCTCCACTTATCTACTCTCTGTAAGTTTTTTTTACCTTTGGTAAGCCCTTCTTTCCAGTCTGGGTATATCTCAGAAAAGACCTGTCTTGATTTTAAATCTGTTAAACAGTCAATCCAGTTGGAGTATTTAGTATTCTCTACTTTTGGTGTAATATAGTCAAGTAAATCATCAAGCACCTCATCATATAGTTTACGAGGCAGCACTTGTGGACACATAGTTATAGAGCTATCGAATGCAAATGTAGTTTTAATAAGTGTTTGAACGTTTAGTTCTAATGCTAAATCTAGCATTTCTTTAAGACAGAATAAACCCGGTGTAGTAATTGTTAGGTCAAAAGCTATTCCGTATTCTCCATACTTTTCATTTAAAAATAAAAAGTCTTTAAAGTTTTTAATCCAACTATCCCATTTAATTCCATGTCTAACATATTCTACATTTTCTCCTACTCCATCAATTGATGCACATATCTGAACTTTTTTAAAATGAGGTAATATCTCTCTTAAGTCCCAATGTTTATATGTAGTTCTAGAAAAATTAGTATTGTAGCGAATCCATACATTTTTTGCTAAGTCATTCTCAATTAAATATTCCATTACTTGCCAATGGACTTCCCACATAAGCGGTTCTCCACCTACCCAGTATATTTCTTCAATTCTACCACTTTTAACAGCTTCCCATAGCTCCTCTTCTGCTACGTTCTTTTGAAAATTCTCTATTGCCGGTTTATTTTCTTTTAATGCCCAGAAATCTGTATGACCTTCGGTATCGTAATCTCCCATTTGCCTTTTCTCTGCTTCCCAGGAAGAGGATAACTGATCGCCGCACATTCTACATTTGAAATTACATAGGTTTCTAACTCTGTAGTCAAACGATATAGGTAACATTTCAGTGTGACCGTCTTCTGTTGTTTTATCAAAAGCCTCTTCTATCTTATTTGGGAATAAACTCTTATTAAAATAGTCCCTATATACCGATATATTTAATAGCTTATCATTACATACTGTACATTGAGGAATTTGTTTTCCTTCCATTAAATTCTTGCGTATATTTTTCATATACTCTGAGTTCCAATGGTCTTTTAAAGTTCCTGGGTTATATGTTGCTTTTTCATCTGCAGATTCATTATCAATGTATTGAGTTGCCCAGTTAGCTTTTTCTCTAGAAGCACAGCATAGTCTTCTTTCACTTTGAGGTGAAAGGTAGGTGTGGGACCAAGGAACCATGCAGAAAGTTTTATTACCGTCTTCAGGTTTAATTTTCATATTAGATTTTTATTTAAGTTTACCTTTCCCAGTAGGGGCAGTGTCGTTTATATGTTTGCTGATTTATGTTTGGGTCATACATAGGACCTATCTATCTTTTTGTTTTCTTTTACCTATAGCGCGTTCAATAGCGTCTGCAAAAATTATATTAGGGTTTTCTCCAGGATGCATTCCATCTCTTGCTTTATCATTTTTTTTATCTCGGGCTAAGTAATGAAAATGTCCTGCTATTTGACTCTCATCAAATACGTTAAAAAGTTCCTTATATACTTCTGTATCCCAACTTGAAACTACCAGTTCTATACCTAAACTATCTGCTAATAGTTTTATAATATAAAAATTTTTATACATATCAAGTTTGTCTACATGGGAAGTAAGAGACTTTTCATAATCTATACAGGGCTGTCTAAACGTACCCTCTTTTGGAGGAAACCCTGCTTGATAATTAATGGTATAATAATCTCGGTCATTACTGCTTGGTGGTGCATCAATAACTAGTTCCTGTCTTCCGCTTGTAGGAAAAAGTACTACCACCCTCTTAGGTTTTTTGATAGGCAGTATAGTAGTAAGTATTCTTGCAATTTTTGAAATAGATGCACCTGGGTACCCTAGGTTTTCAAATGAGCAATTATATTTCTTAGATATTAGATATGGCCAGGTCATTTTATAAGGTATACCTTCTCCAAAAGTAAAGCTATCTCCTGCCATAAGGGTATGTGTATAATCTTTTACTAAATCTATTCCAGAAGTTCTTATCCCTAGTCTGTTTACTCTATAAGAAACATCCTCTTCTTTAAACAGTGTCAGATTATCTCTAATTGCAATTTGAGATCGTTCTTTTTCATTTTCACTTGAATAAGTTACTTCTAAAAATTCATCTTTTTTTAGATCAGCAATTTTTGTTTCTACTTTATCATTATCGGTTACTATAAAAAATTCCCTTTTTAGGAAAGACTCAAAGGATGTTTCTGATTTATCGCTATATAAGTAGGTGTGCAATGAGCCTCTAATTTCCTTCATATCCTAATTAAAATACTTTTTAAATTCTGGTTGGATTTTACAAAAGTCTTGATTTCTAATTTTATCCAGTTTCTTAGTTGTCTCCACAAACTTATTAAAAACTTTCATATTACACTTTTGACTATTCATTAAATCCACTAAAGACTCCCAGCCGGTTGTAGGTATGTTGTATCTGGTTTTATATTCTTTAGCATATTGCATTATCTTTTTACAAGCAATTTCTTTTATATCTTCCGGTATATTATGAACTGAATAGATGTCTGGGTGTATGCATGGGTTTATGTGAAATCTTATAGTAAAGTAATCTTGCTCATCAAATCCATGTACTTTACCTGTAGTAGAGTCTACTTCTTGTTCGCAATCTCTAATTGTATTTGGAATAAGATTTAAATCGAATAGTTCTCTGTGTAGATCCGTTATATGTAAAATATTCAAGATACTTACTGTTGGATGTACCCAGTACCTAAGGTTGCTTTTACTTATTTCTATAAGGTTTTGTTTTGTTTTTTCCCAATTGCCCTTATGTCTAGTTAGTTCAAAATGATCTCCTGTTCCATCTATTGATAAACTTAAATGTACGTTATTAAATTTTTCCCATACGTCTAATATGTTTACTCCCTTTACTATTAGTTTAGTAGCATTTGTAGAGTATTTTAACTTTACATCAAACCTATTAGTTTTTTCTAAAAATTCTATAATTTTCCAATGCTCTGGCATAAGTATAGGTTCCCCTCCTGCAAAATGTATTTCCTGTGCTAATGATAGGTTTTCGTCTAATTCTTTCCAAAAATTTGTTTCGTTGTCTAAATTTTGGAGTCCTAATTCTACGTTATCATCATGAGATCTTAATCTAATATAGTCGTTAGCCCATGAGGTTGAAAATATAGGGTGGCAGGTTCTACAAGCTAAATTACAGTAGTTAGAAAATCTAATATCCCAGTAAAGTAGTCTTACTTCATCTATAGACCCATCGACATTTGTTTTCTTAACTAAATCATCAATTTTTGAATACCATTGATCATTCATTCCATGTCTCATAGAACTAAAACCTGATTCTTCTCTGCCTGTGCATCTCTCACAAGATTTAGGTAAACTTTTAGATTCTAACATACCTTTTCTCATAGCATTCATTTTTGGACTATTGAGAATATCTAAGAGAGAATTGTCCTTTACATTTCCTACTACATGATCATCACTAATTTCAGTCATACAGCAAGGAAAAGCTCTTCCATCGTTTATCACGTGAAGGTGCATCCAAGGAGCAGAACAGAAAGTCTTTTCTTTTGATATGTTACGTGGATCTAATTCCATTATTAAGTTAGAGTGTTATCTGATTTTTTTACAGGGTTTGTTTGTTTATCTTTATTTAACTGCTCTATTAAGTCTATCATAGAATCTTGCTGTTCATCATCAGGTTCAATATAGGATTCTGATCCTGGATTAGCCCATTGAGCGTTTAAAACCCATCCTTCATCTTTAGCTTGTTTCAGGACGCCCTCTACATATTTATTAGATTTAGCATCATCCCCGTCTACAGCATTCACTAATGGTGTTAAGTTGGTTTCTGGTATACTATCATACCATTCTCCTAACATAGGAAATGCTGTCTTAAAATCTTTATTTCTCCTTTTGTCGTACTGTCTATAGAAAGACTTCCAGTCTCTTTCTCTTGATTCTAAGGAAGAAGTAAACTCATGGCCGGTTTGTACTGTTTTAATGTACTCTATTAATCTAAGTAGACCATCTTTTTCATGTTGCATGAAACCATTTTTTCCACCGTTCCATTTTTCCTCTAACCATTTTTCTATATGGGCTGCTCTTTCTAGTCTAATGTGTTCGGGCAGTGTAACTATCGATTGAAAGGAGGGGAAACGTAGTATATTGAACGACATTACTGCAGCCTGGTCGCCGAATTTTGCTTTAAGCTTTAGCATTTCATCCATAAACTCTGTGATAGAAAATAGACACAACGCATTAATAGTCATCATTACGTTAACTGCTTTTAAATTTCCTTCTTCATTTACCCTGTACATATTTTTTAACCAAACATCCCATTCCAAACCGTACCTTATATATTCAGATTGGAGACCTACTGCTTCATTAGAGGTGTATATACTAAAGTCTTTAAAACTATGTGTTGATTCTATTAAAGCGTCCAGTAGCTGTTTCTTTTGACCTAGATTTGAATTTACGGCGAAAGGGACTTTACATTCTGGGTGTTCTTTCCACCATTCCATAAGTTTCCAGAAATCTGGTGACATCGAAGGTTCTCCTCCTGTTACCCTTAGTTCTCTTAAGCTGTATTGAAGTTCTGCTTCCCACCATTTCCAAAATGCTTCTACGTAAGGATTATCTTTATTTTTTCTACCGTAAGGCATGGCATGGGAACCGTCATGTTGGAATGCTTTTGCACCGTCTGATACAAGATTCTGGTAAGGGCCGTTTTGTTTAATATCTTTTTGCCATGTAGTACTGAAGGAAGCATTGCAGTACGAACAAGCAAAGTTACAATTAGCATCAAATGCTATCTCTAATGTTTTGAGGTCGACGTCCTCTGCATAGCCCATTACTTCTTTTGCATCTTTGAGCTCTTCATCTGTATATATAACAGATTTATAAACTCTATCAGAGACTTTATCTTTCCCTAAATCTTCTATTTTCCAGCAGTATTCACATTCTTTAGGTCTTATACCTTCTATCATCTGCTTACGAACTGCTTTCTTATATTTAGTATTGTGAAGTGCTTTGTAACTAAACTTTAATTCTTCTAAAGGTATTTTATGTGCAGGAGGGTGGTGACAGGATGCTGTTTGACCATTACCTAGCCATATTGTAGCGTTATACCATTTAGCACCGCAGAAAGAAGGAGAGAGGCTGTCTACAGCTCTATCTCTGTATTCTTGAAATGTTTCGTTTTCTTTTTTTGCGAATATTCCCATTATATTTTGTGTATAAAATTACAGTTATTGGATATGTCAAAAGACTTATCGTAAAAATACTTATTAAATCTATTATATGCAATTAAGGTATCATCATGAAACATCTTAAATTCATGTAGATCTATATCACAGTAGTTATGGTTATCATGATGCCACGGAAGGTTAGTAGCTCCAAATATCATTTGAGGATCTGTAACATGGCTAAATTGTTGAGTTTCTATAACTACTTCGTTATCTATACATACTGTAAATGTACTGTTAGCTAGGTTTTTAACAGTAACATTATGTTTTTTATTTATAAATATAGTATCCTTTATTTCTCTCCAATCTCTACCCTTTTTAGTATGTACATCTATATTACTCATATGTTCATTATAGTAATTGAGACAAGTGTAAATAGGGAGTATGGAAAAGATTGTACTTTTCAATCCGTAGGTTTTTCTAATGGTAAAATCTAAGGAAAATTCGAAGTTGTATCTACCGCTAATTAGCTGGTTTCCTGCTAATGGAGAAAAGCCATTACAGATTCTTGTTGGCCAAAATGCCCATGGTTCTTTATTATTTATACTTAACATACAGTTCTTTTAGTTCAGGGTAGGTTTCTATAAAATTAGTTCCTCTTCTTTTATCGTATTCCGTAATAAATGAAGCAAAGTCTTTTCTGTTTTTCTCTACATCAAAGTTACTTTCTCCAATGGCATAGTCATATGTTCTTTTTATTTTTTGTATCTGAATATCAGAATATCCAGCGGTATCATTAGGAGGTGGGTTTTTACCGTAATAAAATGCTTTAACAGCTGCATCATATATTAACTGTTTATGTTCAGGTTCTAGAATTTTAATTGATAAGTGGGTCGGCCATCTCAGGTAAGAAGTATCAAGTTGAAGTGCATCACCCCAGTACCTGTCTTTATTATGAAACCTTTGTTTAAACTCAAATACCTTATCTATTAACTCCCCGTAGGTAAATACTGATAGAGCATTAAATGCAGCCATAATAGTAACTGTTAGTTTCGGAAGTTTTGTAAGAAGTTTTTCTATATTATCCCAAAATTTATCGTACTCAAGACCAAACCTTGTGTACTCGGCTTGAGAACCGGTAGCTTCGACAGAAGTAAAAATAATTAGCTCTCTTACTTTATTGTTTTCAGTTAAATCTTTTGCAATTAGGAGAAACTTTTCTATTAGTGCATCAGGTACTGATAGGTTAGTGTTAATAGCAAGAGAAAGGTTAGGATTTTGTTCCCAATTTTCCTGTATGTACTCTAGTACCTTAAAGGTATCTTTAGTTAGTAGGGGTTCTCCGCCTGTAATTCTAAAAGTATGTAGATCTTTATATAAGTCTGGCCACCACTTCCAAAATGCTTCTACGTAGGGATTAAATTCCTTATGTAGATATGGCATTTCTCCTCTTTTTTTAATATCCTTTATACTATTAAAGTTTTGAGAGGTTGGGTATCCTCCGTGCTGTTCTATCTCTTCAACCCATTTAGAGGAGTATTGAGGGCCACAGTATGCACATTTAAGGTTGCATGTATTCCCAAATGATACTTCTACGTACCTAGGGTTAATATTCTCATTCCAGTGGCTGCTTTTAATTTTATCGTAATCTTGCCAAGACCAAGGTTCTGCTGATTTAAAGACTCTATCGGAGAAAGAATCAGAATTATCTTCTACATTCCAGCAGAAATCACATTCGGACGGTCTTTTACCGTCCAACATCTCTTTACGCTTTTTTTTCTTAAAACTAGTATTATGTAGAGCACTTGGATCAAGTTTTAATTCTTCAAGCGGAATCTTATGTGGGGACGGGTGATGACATGAATGAGTCATTCCTGTACCTAAGTGAATAGTAACCTGTGACCATTTAGCTAAACAGAACCCACACCCTACCTTATCTAACTTATCCTTTACCTCTTGATGTATCATAACTTTATATTAAGCATTTTTGCCCAAGGTGTTAACTTATCTTCTCCTATTACGGTATATTTTAAAGTCGAAATACCGTCTTCTTTGTGTTGTACTTTACCTTGTTGCATTTGGAGTACATACCTTCTTTCATTTGCAGCGGTTGTTTCTCCTTTTTTAAATACTCCCCCTACTATTCCTTCGTCTTCATGGGGTAGACAAGTAAATTTTCCTTCCTTTCTAAAAGGGAGTATAGAGTTAGGGATGTTAAAAGTCTCTATCTGTTCTTCTGTATTATTTAAAAATATCTCATCTTTAGGATTATTAAAATCAATATCCAATACCAATTCTTCCTGTGGGATTTCCTTATGAATATTCTCCAACTGGGTAGTGGTCAGAGCGGCTGTCCAAGCATATATTTTTGCTATATCTCCTTTATAATATTTACTAGTTGAGGTTTCTGATTGAGATGGGGATGTTCCAATATAAATATCATTAGGCCCGTATTTTTTTAACTTTCCTTTATAGATTAAAGGAGAACTGCTTCCATATCCTCCTTTTGAATCCACTTCAGTTCCATTTAAATATAAATGAGTTAACTGTTCGTTTGAATTAAACACAGCTGTCACCCAGCTCCACTGTTTATCGTACCGCTTTACCCACATATAATTATGTTGATTAAAGGTATTCCAGTATGTAAGTGTTAAAGCTTTCGAATTATTAAAAGAAAGCCCGTAATCGTATCCCGGTATTCTGAAGATTGGGTATTCAATATATTTAGTCTTCTTGTCTCCTATTAAAAATATTGGGTTCTTTTCTGGTTGCTGATAAGATCTACACAGTATTGAGACTGTATGTGATTTAGCTGTTAAATCCCTTAATTTTCTTTCAAAAGGGATTTTACCGTAAGAATTTTTTCCGTTAAACTTTATATATTTCTGGTTTTCTAGTTTAGTAAGGTATGTATCGTTTGTTAACCCTTCTACATGACATCTCCAAAAGAGATCATCATCCTCCATACCCCAATCCCAATAGTTATTTGAATACCCATTAGTAGCTTGTAAATGTTCTTTCGTAAATAAAACTGCTCCTCCGAAATACTCGTGGTATTTAAGTTCATAATCCATTTGAGATATTTTGGTAGCTATGTGTCTAGGTCCTTCTGTGGGATATGAGTAGTCTGTACCCTCTTCTGGTATCATATCTATATCATGAAACACAACATAATCGCAACCTTCTTCAATAGCATGTTTTGCTGCTATATTCTTTGTAGCCCCTCTATTAAATAACTTATCGTCTACTTGATGACAAAAGTACATTTGAAAATCTATACCTTGATTTTTTAAGTACTTTCCTACTTTCGGTACAAATTCATGTAGATGTGCTTCTCTATTTCTATACGGTACACATACCCCTAATTTATGTTTCATTATGTTCTTACGTTTAGTTTGGTATAAATGTAGGATACTTTACCAATGTAGTACCTAATTTCTTGTTCCTCTAATAACTTATACGAACAGTTACTAAGTCCATCGTTTTCACTATTAGTAGAATTATTCTCTACTAATTGATAGTAGTATATTTGGTTTTTTCTACTTTGCCAATCTACCCAGTACCCGTCTTTGTATCCTCCTTCTTCATGTTTAAGTAACCTGTATTTACATTTACGTCTATGTGGGTACCTTTCTACAACACTAGGTGGTGTTTCTATATTTACCACTTTACAGTCTACTATCTTACCGTGGTTATTGTTACCAGAAAGATCCTTTAGGTTGTTACCTTCTATATACCTTGTATCGTAGTAAGTAACCAGTTCATCTGTGTATCCAAATTCTTTTGAATTGAGTAAGTCATCTTTTATATTAATACTTATATCTTTTATCTCTTCTCTATTCAATACTTTATTAAAAACAGCAAAGCTATCTATGACTCCGTTAAAGAATTTAGGTTTGTCTTTTCTTTCTGGAGATGCTACTCCTAAGTAAAGGAAAGGTTCGGTATTATATTTTCTAATTTGGTACTTATCCCAAGTTGTGCTCCCAATTCGTTTACCGTTGACATAGAACTCTATTTCTCTAGTTCTTGGATCTATTGTTACAACACACCTTACCGGCATATTAGGAAGTTGATCAGTTGTAATAGAGTAAGTTACATCGTTAACAAGAAATAATTCAAACTTATATGTCTTAAATGAATTAAATGACAAGTTTAAGTCATATCCCGGTATCCCAAACGCAGCAAATTCATCTGTTATTTCGTTGGGGTTACATTTTACCGGACCAGGGGTGAATGTACATACAAATGAAATGGGTCTTACAAAGGTGAATTTATTTGGGACCTTTACTAACGATGTTTTACCGTTAAACTCTAACATAGGTTTTTTTAACGGTGGAACCCTTAGTTCTTTATTACTTAACGGGAGATTCATTTCCTTACTTCTCAGTAAAAGGTCGTTATCTTCAAAACCCCAGCCTCTATATTTATTAGAGTATCCGTTAATTTTTTTAAACTGTTCTACAGGAAATAATGTCACACCCCCAAAGTAGTCTTTAGTTATAGTCCTCCTAAAGTCTCTTTCAATAACAAATGTATTTGCAAGCTGAAGTGGTATATTCTTATATTGGTAACTTCCTTTTACAGGTACCATATCTATATCGTGGAATATAACATAATCACAGCCTCTTTTTTCTGCTTCTAAAAAACCTATGTTTAGTAATTTACCTCTGTTAAACTTTTTAATATCTTGTTGTTTAACAATGATTAGTTCGTAATCAACATCGGGATTATTCTGCTCAAGGTAAATAGGGAGCTCTCTTGTAAACTCCCTTAATTGCAAGGGCCTATTTCTGTAGGGGACTATTATTCCCAGTTTATGCATCTACATCCTCTGGTACTAATTTGTGAAATTCGTTTAGGTAGAATTGTAATCTATTATCCCAGTCTTCTTTATCTATTTCTTCAAACCATAAAGTAAGTGCATCTAAACTAGTAGCTATCTTTTCACTAGCTTTTACCTGTCTTTCTTTTAATTCTAGCGACAGTTTTTGGTATTCTGTTAATTTTTCGCTGCTCATATTGTAACTATTTTATTAATTAATGTATTCCATTTAGAATAATCCATATACTCAATATAAGAACTTTCTAGTAAAGTCTCGACTAAAAACTCAGGATTATTTATATCTATTTTAAAATCAAACATTTTAATTGCGTTATACATAGTTTCATACTCTTTTGAGTACGCATACTTCATATTTGTATTAGCAACCTTTTTAATCCTACTAATACAAGTTGAATCCCATTTAAAATGGTGAACTTGAGTAAAACACTCTTCTATCGGCATTCTCTTTGGGTGAGACTTTCCCCAACTATTTGTACCGTCCGGAAATTGTGCGTAATGTTGACCGGATGTTATATCCTGGTGTCCTTTCATTAAGGTTACCTTGTTTGGGCAAGCCCCTGACATCGGGTACCTAAAAAATCCTGCTAAAGGGAAAGATGTGTGTAAGTTAGTGTCTCTCGTTACTATTGGGAAAGTACCATCCCTACCTATTCTATCTAAGAACCCCCCTGTGACAAAGGTATATTGATGTCTTTCGCACTTGTTAATAATGTCTTCAATTGGGTGAGGGTATACCTGTAGTTCATCATCATCTGATACTATCCACCAATCATTGGGTTTTGTTTTTTTGGTTTCATTATACAACTGTGTTACTTTGTTCCAATTATACTTTGATTCGGTTATAACCTTATAGGGGGTTATGCCTAGTTCTTCTACTTTTTCTAATATATCATCTCTTTCCGACTGTCTATATACCACTACATATACTTTATCCACTACGTCTTCATAGTGTTTTAACATATGAGGGAGTATGTGTGTATTTTCTCCAACTACTGTAACTAAATTAAGCACGTTGTAAAAGTGTTATTCCTGTTGAGGATGGTTTATTTGCTAATTGACCTGTATTGAAGAAGTTGAATTGTTTCCATTCTGGTCCTATTTCTTTAATAAAACGCGGTGGACCTTCGAATAGGTCGTAGTACTCTTTTTCATCTTCTGTAATAATAAGCTCTTTTTGAAATCTTTCATCTGTATCGTGAATAGATATCATTCCGTTTGGAGCTAGGAGTTTTGAGTATAATTCAAAATCCTGTTTAACATCTTCGTAAGAATGTCCAGCATCTATATGCAGAAAATCTATTTTAATATCCTGTTTTACAAAGAAGTTGTAATACGCATTCTCTGTTGTATCTTTTATAAATCTTGGATTAAACTGGTATCTAAAGTAAGAATCATCTTCTAAGTAATCAGGTGTACCTCCTACTCCATTGGCTGCATCTACAAGGTAAGTTGCCCCTATATCCCCCCAATTGTAGTCTTTATTTCCTTCAAATATACTTTGATCGTGTAAGTCCAACCGGGCTTGTGTCATTATACGGGGTATAAACCCCCCACCTGAACCCAAGCACACTACTATTTTGTACTTCATTAACTGTATAATAGTGTATATGAGAAGGCCGTCTCCTAGGTATTCTTCAGTAGCTCCATGGGTCCATCTAAATGGAACGGATCTATATGAAAGTACTTCTTTGCCGTCGGGAGTAGTAGTTATAACCTTGTTATTTGTAACATGAGTACGTACATACTCTTTATTTACTATAGACATTTTATCTGTTTTTTATACTCGCTAGATCCAAGTTATGAAAATTTATGCAATTTACCAAATGTTTCATTTCTCTTTCGTAATTCTCTCCATAAATGCTTTGAAGTATATGTTTCTTCTCTGGTCCGTAATGTTTAAAGTACTTTCTAGATTCTTCTACTTTCCAAAGACCTTTATTATCGTCTTCATTCCATTTTAGACCTTTACAGTCCCAACTGTTAGTAATTAAAGGTCTATACATTATTTCTTCCTTAACTAATAAATGACGTAAAAATAATTGTTCTGCAAAAATTAAGTACTGAGGATTAGGTGCTTTATGTAGAGTGAACTCCTCCATCATCTGGATGCTCTGGTTAGCATATTTTCTTGTAAATTCCGGGTTTGGTAATTGTAAGAAGGATACATTAACTGATTCTGTTTTCCATCTTGGTCTATAAGATAGTTTTCGTACGTAGGGATCTATAGAGGTAGGGTAATATCCTTTTCCTATTTCGTAGTTTGTTACGTATACGTTACTAGTATCTAAATATTTTTTAATCGGTGCGTACACATGGGTATCATTATCCATAAGAATAACCGGTGTATCTACCTCTGCTAGTACTTGAAGTTTTGCGGATGCCCAAAACACAGTCTTATTTACGTTTATAGGGTTTGGTAGGTTTTTGATTTTATCCCAGATCTCTAAAACTTTTAATCTATCTAGAAGATCTATAGTCATATCATCTGCATATAAAATGCAAATATCCTCCGGATGATTTCTTTTCCAAAGGATAGTTGAGGTTATAAGTAGCAGTATATTAAACCTACTGTAGAAGTTTTTATTTTTTTCTATATTCTCTAAAACCCAAATTACATTCAAAACCTTTCATTTTATTATTTCTTATACAAAGTATGCGTAGTATATTGTAGTATCCTTTATTGTTGAAGAGCTGCCTGTAGATATTGTTAGTGTAGTTGAGGTACCTAATTGTGTACCGCCACCACCTGTTGCTGTTCTCCAAGAATGAAAAGTATTCGGGTATGTCTGTAATGCTGACAGAGTAACTGAGTAGGAGCTTAGTAAAACGTTTTTAATTGTATGAGATCCTGTTGTATTTGCAGCTGTATAGGGTGCTGTAATCCCTACTTCACCGCCGGAGCCTGCAGTAACTGTTCCGTAAAATATGACTGTATTTGGTCCAAATTCAGATACCGAATACGGAGCGGTATTGGCTGGTGAAAAGTCTGATGTTGCATCTGATAGGGTGATATTGGTACCACTGCTAACATTATTTGCCCAAGTTTGAAAGGTGTTAAATCCGACTGCTCCTGCACCGTATGTGTATATTGCCATTTTTTATCTAATTTCAATTGTTTTATTTGGGAACCATTTTGTTAGTTCTTCTTTTACTCTACTGTAAACGAAACCAAACGTATTATCAAGTAAGGATGTATCTACTACCTCTCTAACTTCTATTTTAGTTCCTATTTCTACTTTCTCTTTTATGGTGACTGTTTTATAGAGGGTTATGGCTTCTCCTTCTTCATCAAAGCTTATATAAGGGACTTCCTTTTTAACTTCTCTTTCTTCAAAAATGGGTAATTCTACTTCTTTTTGTGTTGAAACGGATGTTTTAAAAAAGTGTGGGACTAAAACTTCTATCCCCTCACTATCCGTATTATCAAAGTAGAGTAACCTTTCCTGTACTAGCCCGGTTGCATTTTTTGGTTCTTCGTCTAAATACTCTCTATTAAACTTCAGAGCGTAACTTTGATCCAACCAGTACGTTAACTGTACTGCTATATCGTTTGCAACTTTATTATAGGTAAGACTTTCTATTCTTACATATACCTCGTGTGAGGGACCTTCACTTGTCTCCAAGTCAACATTTACTATAAAACCCATTTTAATTTTTTATTTTGTCAATTGATCTACTTTAGCAGATAATTCTTTTACTGCTTCTATTAATAACCCTGTAAGCTGTGAATAATTAACCGATTTCATTCCTTCTGAATCTGTTAATACTAGTTCCGGTATAATTGCTTCTAATTCTTGGGCGATTACACCTATTGATTTACTGTTATCAGCTATACGTGTATATTCCACACCTCTTAGGCTATTAGTTTTATCTAAAGCTCCTTCGATTGTTTTAACGTCTGTTTTAAGACGTGCATCAGAGTAAGCTGTTATGTTTCCTGTGGCAGTTACAGTGTTAAATGTTACATCAGAAGTAGTGGCTACTGCTTGGCCGATGGCAAAAGATGTACCGGTCAATGTAATACCTGTTCCTCCTGTATATGTTGTATCTGTGTCTACTGTATAAGCAGGTAATCCAAATGTACCGTCATGTTTAAGAAAATGCCCTACTGTCCCCCCAGCAATTCCTAAGTTTGTTCTTGCTGATCCTGCATCTGTTAAGTCTGATAAGTTTTGGTCTTTCTGTAATTTACCGCTTACCGTTGCTGTTAAAGCAACTACATCAGAATCACCATTTGCAATACTTGCTGATATTTCTAATAGGGTATCAAATGCTGCTCCGGCACCCCCTATTAAATCAGATATTTCTGTTTGTACGAAGGCTGTTGAAGCGGCTTTAGTACTATTATCATTAGAATCTGCTGTGGTTATTGTCACTACTCCTGTAAAGGTTGGAGAAGCTATGTCTGCTTTTAAGTCTACAGCTGTAGCTGTACTATAATAAGCTGCTGATTGTCCGTCTAATAAGTCTGCATCTAATCCTGATCCTGCTCCATCTACTGTTAGTATTGCAGATAAAATTTCTGCTGCTGATTGATCGGCTGTTGCAGAGGCTTCAATATTTGCTAATTTAGTTACTGCTGCATCATCAAAAGCATTCGTATCAGTTTCTCCTTCATAAGCAGTTTTAATTTCTGCTCCTGTTTGGTCTGCTGTTGCAGATGCTTCAATACCGTCTAGTTTTATACCATCGGTAGCTAAATCTCTTCCATCTACTGTTCCACCAACTACAATGTTGCTAGAAACGTTAAGACTTCCTGTGATTGAGCCGTTTCCATTGTGAGATCCATCCCACTCTGCTGTTACACCTGTTAATAGGGTTCCATCGCCCTTAAAGGAGCCTGTGAAGGAGCCTGTGATTTGTGCATTAGATGAAATTGGATTATCTATTCTCATTTGTTAAAAATTTATTGTGTTTGATTTATAATAAATATGGCTGTTCTTTCGTTTACTCTATTTAGTGACTACAACTAATCCGTTAAAACTACTACTAAAATCTATTTGTGTGGTATTACCTGTAAGGGAAATTATATCTGCCGGGATTACTTGTTTTTTATCTGTATCATACAGCTGCACTATTGGGTAATCTTCATTAAGACTATGTGTTACAGTGTATGAAGTTGAACCAGTTAGTGATGCTCTGTATGTATATGCTTTTAAACTACTAACCTCTGTATCTAATGAACTAGAAGCTGTAAATAATATATTTATATTACTTGCAAGTGAACTTGAAGTAGCGGTATGTGTAGTAAGGGGGGTATACGATAAAGGATCTACTGATGTACCGTTGAGAGATAATGATCCTGTTATGGAGACTGAACCGGTAATTTGATGGTGATCGGTTAATTCGTCCCCTATAATGTTTGAGCCGGAAGTAAAAAGTACTGAGGAGGAAATTACTAATGTATTAAATGTAGTGGTGGTGATTGTTTCCGCAGTAATTTCATTTGCAGTTACAGTCGCAGTTACATTCAACGAGTTTAAAGTGGCGTCTGACCCACTCACTATTAGTTTTTTCCAGTTTGGCATATTACTTAATTACGGTTGGCTACTTATTACTAAGTCCACTTCCCTTTCGGGCCTATAATACTTTACAATAAATAGTATTAAAATATAATAAAAAAAGGCCCGAAGGCCTACTTTTACTTATTGTTTCTTCTCTGCTATTTTTTGTAGCTTTAAAATTACTTGGTAGAATGTTTCAAACTCTGTTCCCTGGTAAGGTGCCTGTCTTAATTTGGCGATGATAAAATTAGCCTCTTTTTCATTAAAAGAGACTAAGTTATCATTATCCCCTACTTGTTTGTCTGTTCTGTTTATTCCCATTTTAAAAAACCTTTTAAACATTTTGTTTACTTATTAACTATATATAAATACATCTCCTGTTGTTGAATTTATATGGATTGTACCAGCTCCTTGGAATGTTGGTGCTCCACTTGGTGCAGAAGTTGTAGTTTCAATGTTACCTAATTTAGATGTATGTGTTGCACTTATATCTGCTGATCCAATAGCTGATGCAAATCCGAATACTCCGGCTGGGTTATCGAAGAATAGTCCAGATCCTGCATTTGCAGTTCCATCTGAACCTCCGAATATAATACCCGAGTCCCCTGTTGTACTCCCGGAATTAAGAAGTATAAACCTATCCTCTACGTTCAGGTTTGTAATCTGAGCTTCAAAAGTAGTGCCCGTTACTGTTAAATCCCCTGTTACTGTTAAGTTTCCAGATACTGTTGGGTTAGTAACAAATCCTACTGTAATTTCATTATCTGCTACTGTGGTTGTTATTTGTCCTGATGCTCCTTTTACTGTTAACTGATCATTTACTAGGTTTACACCATCTGTTGCTAGACCTGTATCACCCTTAATGGTTAATGTTGAACTTAGTCCTGAGATTGTTGTTGCAATTGAGCTGCTTATTGATGTTCTTTGAATATGAGCTGATCCGCTTAGTGTATCAACATATCCTTGAGCAATAACTCCTGCTTCACTCTTAGCTGTTGCTATATCAGAAGTTAATCCAGTTTCAATAGCTGTTCTTTGAGTATGTGCTGAACCTGATAAAGATAATACATCTGTATCTGTTGCGTATGTTCCATCTAAAGCTGCTATCTTAGCTTCTACCGAACTACTATACGCTGTAAATCCAGTTACGCTTCCTATTTCTACTTGGCTTGAACCTGATACTAATCCTACTGGTTTAAGAGTTATATTAGCGAAAGGAACTGAGCCGGAAACTACATGTCCACCCTGTCCTACAATTACCCTACCTGTGGTTGTTTCTGAGAATGTTACTGTTACTGTATTGTCTGTAGTGGTAATTACAGAAGATGGTATGAGTTGTGCATCGTTACTATCGTATGCAGTCACTATTACGTTTTTAGACCCGAAGTTGTGAGTCGTTACAACAGAAGTTGCACTCGTAAAATTATCTACTACTGTTGCAGATTGTGCAACTGTTAAACCAGTTAAGTTTGAACCATCTCCGTTAAATGAACCTGTAATTGTACCTGATCCTAAATTTATGTTCTGATTAGAGAGCAAACTAACTGTCTGTGTAGAAGAAGAAACAATTCCTGCTGGAATGTTTGTTAATTCCGTATAGTCGCTAGTTAATCCGCTAATTGTAGTTGCAATTGATGCGCTTATTGCTACTCTTTGAGTATGAGCTGATCCGCTTAATGTATCAACATATCCTTGAGCAATAACTCCTGCTTCAGATTTAGCTGTTGCTATATCCGAAGTTAATCCGCTTTCAATAGCTACTCTTTGAGTATGAGCTGAACTTGATAGAATAGAATCCGCTGCTATGAATGCTGATGTTACTTGATTGTTAGCTGTATGAGCTGATGAGCTTAAGTTTGTTACACTTGTTTCAATGTTAGTTGATCTACTGTTACTAGATGTTACAAATCCTGCGAATGCTGTATCGTTAGTTGTATCGACTGAGTTAATTAAAGTAACAA